TACATTATCAGCTAATGAAAATTATGATTTAGAATCATATAGCAGATTATGGTATATATTTGTAGATTCAAATAATACTTTTGAATTACTTACAAATACATTTCTAAATAATAATAATCTTATATTTACTTATAATCCATTAGAAAATTCTGAAAATAAAAAATTTTATATATCAAATAACAATGATTGTTCAGATATTAAAATATCCGTGACTACTAGTCTTCCTTATCTTCAAATAAATAATAATGAAATAACATTTAACAAAATATCATTTAATATTACAAATAATAATAATATATATACTATTAGATTAGATGGATGGACATCAAATATAGATATTAAAACATTATATATATTTAATACATTTTCCAATGAATTATTAACAGATGCAATTATTTATCAAAAAAATAAAGATGATACAAATACTATTTTTTATGCAGATTTTTCATACGACTTTATACAAATGCAAAATTATATTACAATATGTGATACAGATAATATGTCAGGATATATACAAGAAATTATAAATGATCCAATAATATACACACCAAATATCAAACTAAATTTAATATTAAATTCAAGTAAATTAAATACCGTTAACTTTATTGTACAACCCAATAATATTCTTAATTATTATGAATATTTAAATATATATTATTCATACAATAACAAATACGCTAATTTACAATTTATTACAAAATCATTAATTATAAATACAGATAATGTTTACCAAGTAACATTTATTATACCAGAAATCATAGTAACTAATAATATACATTATTATATTTCCTATTCAGATAAGCCAAATCCTAAAAATAGTGTAATATATACCAAATTAATTTAATTTAAAATTAGATTTAAGTAATTTATTCTACTATTAATTCAATGAGAACTAATATTAGTAATAATATTGTACCAAATAATTATTTTATTATTGGAAAAAAACCAATTTATATTGACTTTACTAGAGATATATTTTTAAAAAAATATGGATCTAATTGTAATAATTTAGAACTAGTATCAAATAAATATACAAATAATACATTATATGATATTGAATTAGTTGATTCAATACATCAATATCAACAAATATTATTTGATACAAAATGTACACTTCAACGTAGAATAACACCAACCAATTATTTTAAAACAGGATTTTGGAAAACAAAAAATAATAATTATACATCCGATAATATTAATGATATATATGTTGAATATCCTGTCAAAATAAACTCACCTAATGCAATTATTATAAATAAAAATATATACGTTTTAAATTTTAGTATACTTACAAATATATTTGAAGATAATGATACTTTTGAAGTATATTTTATACCATGTGATAACAAATTAACACGCATGTTCTTAATTAATTCTGTAACATATATCATAAATAAATTAAATTATTCAACTCAATTTGATACATCTATTTTTTATGATAAACGATATACATTTAATGATAATAATTATTTTATTGCATTAAAATCAATTACTACTAATAAAATTTTTATATCAGATCCCTCAAAATATATACATGTAACACAAGATCAAAATTTAGAATCAATACAATTTAATATACATAATAAAAAATTAAATTATAATTGCTCTACTAATTCAGATGTATTAATAACATATAATCTATCAGGATTACCTATAAATACAACTTATCAATTAAAAATAAATAATTTATATACTTCACCTTTATTGAAATATACCGGTAATGGTGTTTATACACAACCAATAAATATAAATACACTTGATAGAAATATACATAATGTTGAATTAATTACTGAGAATAAAACTATAATGGATTTATCATCAGAATTAATTATAGATCTAAATTATAATACAAATGTATATATATTACAACAAAATATACTAGATGAAGATAATATAGAATTAATAATTGGATTTGATGAAAAGTATATTGGATATATTGTAAATATATCTATCGGTAATTATTTTATAAAAAATGATTTAATTACAAAAAATAATTATATAAATTACCTTCTGAATATTAAAATCGATAATACATTTTCAGATGGTAAGTATTTTATATATACACAAATATGTGGATCAAATAAATTTTATGGGAAAAGTACAAAATTTATAAATATAATTAATACTAAATTTTCAAATACTGAAATTACTGAACAAATAATACCAACTTTTGGATATAATTATATACCATTTTCATATAATCCTATATATAATCCAATACAAATAATTAATAAAGAAAAATATATAATTATACCTGATGCTGTAAAATCGATAAATGTTAATATGATATATAATAATATACAAATTATTGGAAATATATTAGTTACTTCTGGTGATATATTATATATAAATAATGATATTGTAAAAATAAATAATAATGAAGTAATTAATATTACTACAAAAACATATTCTATTCATGAATATACAAGTACCAATAGTATATTAGGAAATCAAGTAAATATTGAATATATATGTGAAGATACCTATATATTACGATTAAATAATTACAATAATAATAATAAATTATTACATGTATTTTTTTCAAAAGATACTACACAATTTGATTTAACATTTTATAATACTTTATCCGTAGAATATAATGATAGATATGGATATCATTTAAAATTAAATAAAAATAATTTTGATTATATTGGAGAATTACATGTATATTACAAATATATATTTAATGATCAAAATGCAATATATTTAGGTAATATTATTATTCGTGATCATGATATTAAATTATCATTAAATTTAATATCTAATATTAAAAATATAATATATGTGAATGATACTATACGAGGAAAAATAAATATAATTACGAATAATATACCAATAATAGATTATTATGATATATATTTTGTAGATGACTTAATTGGAACAAATCCATATTTTTTAACAAAATCAAAACTATTTAATAAAAATACAATTGATTTTTCATTTGTATATACATTAAATACAAATAGTACAAAATATATTCGAATTTATGGTAAATATAATTCATTTATTATTGATAAAATTATAAATATACCACTAAAGATAACTAAAAATAATCAAAATATAAATAAATTATCAATACAAAAACCAATATCCAAATTAAATAATTTACAAATTAATCCATCATTATATTTTATTGCAGTTGGTAATACAAATTCAAAAGATACATTTGTAATTAGTTCGGATTCAAATATAACAAATCCACTTACATGGAGTCGTAGTATTAATATTATACGTTCAACAACAATTAATAACATTGCATACGATAATCAAACATGGATTGTCACAACACCAAGTGGATTATTTTATAGCGATATAAATACTTCCTGGTCACCTACAAATGTTAGCTCATATTTTTTAAATGGTACATCAAATGGTGTTAAATGGGGTAATAATATGTGGATAGCAACAGGACAAAGTACTACCAATCATACAATATTATATAGTAATGATGGAATTGTATGGAATCCTGTTGCAAATAACTTATTTTTAAATTCTGGTTATACTATAAATTATAATGGAATAATTTGGGTAGCTGGTGGTGGTAATAAAACTGGTGTAAATGGTAATACACTCATTTGGAGTTATGATGGGTTTAACTGGTTTGCATCTTCCAATGGTAATGATTTTATAAATAACTATGGAGGTATATGTAATAAAGTAATTGGTAATTCTTCAATATGGGTAGCTGGTGGTTCAGGTTCTATTATCAGTTCTTTAATATGGAGTAATAATGGTAGTACTTGGAATGATAGTGTAGGTGGAGGTTTATCTATATTAAGTAATTGTTATGATATTGAATATAATGGTACTATTTTTATGGCAGTTGGAGATGGTCCAAATATAATAGTATATAGTTCGGATGGTAAAAATTGGTTAGCTAGTAATGATTATTACGTTGATTCATTAACTGGTGTACAGTATATGACAAAAGCAACATCAGTTACTTGGAATAATAAATGGTATGTTACAACAGGAGATTTACAAGCAGGTGTAATTATAAGTAGTACGGATGGAATTAATTGGATATCTGAAAGTACATTTAATGGATCAATATTTACAAAAATAATATCAACACCTGTATTACCATCATTAAAACCAATTCAAACAAAAACTATTATTGGTGTATATACTACATTTGATCTTCCACCTAATAGAATTAATCCTTCCTATTTTTTAGAACAATATGGATTATATAAATATAAAAATATGGGAGATGTCGATAAACAATACTCAAATTATTCAGGATATCTAATATTACAACCAGATCCATTATCTAATAGTATATCACAGAATTTAAAAACAATCAATACATTTATTTCAAATATAATATCTCAATTAGGTAATAAAGAAATAAATTTAATTAATGTCCCTGCGTTATTTAATGGTGATTATATTATTGATAATAATAATTTTGTAGCTGAAGTACATACATTTGAATATTATAATAATGTTATTTTTAATAACAAATTAATTAATGTACAAAACTCATTATGTTTAAATGTAGTACAAAATAATCAACTTATAACAGATATATCTACAATTCAAAATAATTTTTTACAAGCACTTAATAACGAAATTCGAAATTATGTTGGACAAAATACTGTAAATAGTCAATTAGAACAATTAAATACATTAACAAGTACGAATCCACGTTTTTCATGGATAGAAGATCTTGGTCATTATATTGCTCAATATTCAGAATTAATTATTAATAATACACCTATTGAAAAAATAACATCAGATTGGATGAATATATGGAATCAAGTAAATTTACCTGTTGGTCATAAATCAGGTTATGCCAAAATGATTGGTAATGTTGATACATTAACTAAATTTGATTCACGGGTATTACCAAAATATCAATTAAAAATTCCATTACCCTTTTATTTTAATAGGTACAATAATGCGGGATTAAGTATTCCATTGATTAGTTTAATGCATTCTGATCTTAAATTAACGTTACAATTAGAAAAGTTACAAAATTTAATCATTAGTGATCCATTAACAAAATTTTCAACAAGTGGTCGTCCAAAACTACGATTATATTTAAAATATATATATTTAGAAAATGAAGAAAGAAAAATATTTGCACAAAGCAAACATGAGTACTTAATTGAACAAGAAAATTATAGAAATTATTCATATACTGGTACTCAATTTAAAACAAAAATTAATTTAAAACAACCTGTAAAAGATATATTCTGGTTTGCACAACCCAAACAAAATGCAACAAATAAACAATATTTTAATTACACAAATTCTAAATATTATAAATTGTTATCTAATTATGATAGATATGATGAAGATAATCCTGTTACAGAATTATCAAGAAAATTTTATCAAACATTATATGAAAAATATACAAATTTACAATACATTCCAATGTATATCAATAATCAAATTAAAGAATTACCAGAAACGACTAAATCACCAATTAATAATAGTATGTTAATAGTAAATGGACAAAAAAGATTTAATGAAGATAGTGGTATTACTACATTAGTAAATTTTCATAGATATAATAATATACCTGTAAATGGATTACATGCATATTCTTTTGCAAGATATCCGAATGAATATCAACCATCAGGTTCATGTAATTTTAGTCAATTAAATGATGCATTATTTGTATTAGATACAGATGATGGTGCATATAACATACAAATTATTGCTAGAAATTATAATTTATTACGTATTATGGGCGGCCAAGCAGGTTTAGGATTTGAAATATAAAATAGATAAATATTTTGTATATGAATATATGGATATAATATCTACAAATAATAAATTAATTCAAATAGAAGGAGATGAAATTGTATACTATACTACAAATGGTAATGAAAATAGTCGATTTAATTATAAAACCAAAGAATGTACATCATGGTATTCGACAAATATGTGTAATATTATATTAGATTCTATAAATCAACAAAATCCAAATAAAAAATATAAAGTATTGGTATTAGGAGTTGCATTAGGTTGTATTATCATTCATTTGTTGAATAAAAATAAAAATGTATTAGTAGTTGGTGTAGATATTTTTGATGATCATTTTAATATTGTAAAACAATTTTCAGATAATACAAGATTAAAATTAATTAAAGATGATGCAATTAAATATTTAAATAACACAAATGAATCATTTGATTTTATAATATGTGATATATTTGATAATATTTCACTTCCATCATTTGTATTAGAATATCCATTTTTACATAGTATTGATAATCATCTAAATTTATATGGTCAATTTTTAATAAATACAATAGGTGTTGATAAACAAAAATTAGAAGAAGCATTCAATAAATATTTACCTAATCGTAATGTAAAAATTATGGAGAATTATTTTTTATTTAGATTTTTAGGTCCATATAATACATTATCTGTTATTAAATAAATGTAATTATTTTATTCTAAAATATTTACATTTTTATAAATTTAAATTAATTTTAATATTAATTTTTAGATAAGGATAATATATTAGTAATATCAATGGTAAATGGTCAAGTACAATTAGTTGCATATGGTGAACAAGATATTTATCTTACATCACAACCAACGATAACATATTTTCATGCGACTTATCAAAGATACACAAATTTCTCTTATGAATCAATTCCACAATATTTTAATTTAACACCTAATTTTGGAAATAAAGTTTCTGCGGTGTTATCTAAAAATGGTGATTTTATAGGTAATACATACTTATATATTGAATTACCTGCTATTCCTGCTACTTTTGGTGATACTGATGTATATGTAGCATGGAATAAAAAAATTGGATTTAATATAATTAAAACAATCGAATTTGAAATAGGTGGACGTATTATTGACAGACAATATGGTGATTGGATGAATATTTGGTTTGAATTAACTGCATTACATAAAATGCATCATATGATAGGCGATGTACCAGAAATGTATGAATTTACACGTGGTAAAGATCCATATACATTATACGTGCCATTATTATTTTCATTTTGTCGTGAATTTTTACCATTACCTATTTTATCGATGTATCATATGGATGTTAAAATCCATGTAGAATTCAATTCATTAACAAATTGTTTACTATATGGTCCAACAAATAGTATAACAATAGATAAAAATATCGTAAACTATAATTTTGGTGAATATTTGGTGCAAACACAAGGAAATAATAACGTATATATGAAATATATATCATATGATCCTCTAACCAATTTATTAAATTACATTAAAATAGATAATAATACATCATTTGTTACAACTGCAGGATTAAATTCATCTATAACAGGTTTAGATACAAATTATGTAACAAATGTAGTAGGTACTGAAACAGTATATATTAGTAAATCAACAACATTAAGTTTTTTACAAAATTTAACATTAACAACTAGTTATTTATATGTTGATTATTATTTTCTAGGTGATCAAGAAAAATTAAAATTTTCAAGAAAAAACATAGAAATTTTATTTGAATATTTACAATCTGATACAGAACGAATATTATATAATAGTGGTAATTTAATAAATTTAGGATTTATTCATCCTACCAAAGAATTATTTTTTCGTGTTCAACCTGAATATTTAATTTTAGGTGGATTAAAAGATACATTTAATTATACAGATAGTATATTACCATCATCAAAATCATTAATTTTACAAGCTCAATTAATATTAAATGGTAAAGATCTTATATCAATGAGACCATCAAATTATTTTGAACTTTTAGAAGTATTAAGATGTCATACTCATTCACCTACTCCTGGTGTAATGATATATTCATTTGCATTTGCACCCGAAAAATATCAACCATCCGGTGCATGTAATTTTAGTCGAATTGATAATATTTCTTTACAATTAATATTAAATAAATCAGTAACATATAATAATCCTGCACATTTACGTGTATATGCATTATCATATAATGTACTTAAAATAGAAAATGGTAGAGCAACTGTATTATTTGATTCATAAAAATTAATTCTTAATAATATTCATTAAATATTATCAAGAATCTAAAAATAGCTTAACAGTAAGGAGAAAAGTGTCGTACCCTATTTTATGTCCAATAATTAATTCTTATTTTTTTTACCATTAATTTCACTAATTATATTTTGAAATGTTTGTGTTGTAAATTTAGATTCATCTTCATATATTTCATATTTTTTAAATATACTACCACCTCGAAAATTACTAGTATTATTTTTTTCTTCTGCTAATTCTTTTAATAATCGTTTTTTCTCAGCATCCATAACTTCTGGAAAATAATTAATTTCTTCAACTAATGATGGGTATTCTTCTTTTTTATTTGTAAGCGTTACATATTTTTCTACATCTAATAATGTTTTTAAGAAATCTTTATTAATATCACCATATTGTGTAAATAATCTACTATTATCTTTATTTATTTGTTCCATATGTTCAATAGTTATTGGATTATTATTGATATCTATTTTTACGCCATTGGAAAATGCTACTTCATCTACGAGTTTGGAATATTTTGTAAATATTGTAAAATTATTACGTAATTTATTTTCTAATTTAACTAAATTATCAATGTCATTTTGTAAATTACGTATTGTTTTAGGATCTATTTTTCTATTATTACCATGAAAATACTTGTTCATTTTATTCATAAATTTTTTATATTGATATGATGTAAAATATTCTTCAATTAATTCATCTGGATTTATTGTAATTGTTTCTTTATATGGATAACTACCACCTTTAATATTTACTTCATATATTGTATCTTTCTTTAACTCTTTCTTATCGATTCTATTTAGACCATATGATATATCTTCATCTATTCTATTTGGACGATACAATGTATCAACTATATTTCCAATATATTGACTTACATTTCTTTTTTGTTTATTATTTTGTTCTTCTAATTGATTTAATACTGTATATCTTTTATCAAAATATTCCTGTAACTTATCTGTATAATTAATTGGCTTTCTAAGTAACACTGGTGCTGTTACACTATTATTTAATGGTGTTGGTTTTTTATTACCTAATGTTAATGTTCGATCATTTTCATTTAAGAAATTTACAACTTTTTTTAGTTTTGATTTTACTTCATCAGATAAAATTAATTTAATATCAGGAATTATTTTAATTATAAATCTAGCAATACCAAATTCATTATCCTCAATCTCTTTTGTAACTAATTTTAATTCTATTAATTCATTTGTCCATATATCTATATTTTTAATGGAATCAATTATTTTGACTACATATTCTTTATCTTTTACTTTAATATCTCGAATATCCTTATATGTACCTTTTTTTATTTTATATTTTTTTATTAAATCGTTGATTTCATCTATTTCATTAATAATTTCATCTATTTTTTTCATCTGTTCTTCATTTATTTTTGCACCACCTTTTTGATTTTTTACTGATTTCTTTTTAAGATAGTTAGATAATCTTTTAATTTTTAAATTAATTTGTTCTTCAACTGTTCTATTTTTTCCACCTGTTTGTTCTGGTTTATCTAATATTAATTTATGTACATTATTTACATTTGTATCTAATACTGGAATTATATTCTCTGGTATATCTCTTTGAACTTTATCTCCTAATATTGATTGCATTATATTTGGTATATTTTTAAGATATTCAGGATCAGTTATTTTTGGTAATAATTCAGATATATTTAATTGTTGATTAATAGGAGTTGTTAATTTATAATATAATAATCCTGATAATATATTTATTAAATCAATACCACTTAATAATTTATCTTCTCTATTATAATAATCGTTTACTATATTGTTAATATATATATTTTTATTTTTATCATTGTTATATAATTTTTCTATTATTGATTCAATATATATTTTATTTTTTCCACCTGATTGAATTAATGTTTTATTCTTTAGATTATTATCTAATAATTTTAATGGTTCATAAAAATATTTTAATACTCTACCCGTTTTAAATCTATCTTCCATTTTTACAATATTCTTTTTTTCATTTTCTTCATTGTCGTCATCATCATCTTTATCATCTTTATCATCTTTATCATCTTTATCATCTTTATCATCTTTATCATCTTTATCATCTTTATCATCTTTATCATCTTTATCATCTTTATCATCTTTATCATCTTTATTATCTTTATTATCTTTATTTTCTTTATCTTCTTTATCTTTTTCTTCATCATCTATAATTTCTGTATCAAGTTTTAATAATTCTGTACGTGTAATGTCTTTACTATCATTCATTTTTATTATATTCATTAATATTGATTCATCAAATACAGTTAATGGCATATTTTTACATTCATTTAGAAGATTAAAATAAAGATCAGAGTTATTATCTGTCATATGTTTGTATTAGAAAATAAATAATATTAGTATATTTACAAATATTATTTATATATAAATTTTTATTACTCTATTTTTGCCCTAATTTTAAAATTAATTTTTGTTGTTGTTATCATTTCTTTTTCCTTATCTGTATTAGTCGATATTTCTTTAGGATTTTCATTTAATGTAACATCTGATCTTTTCTTTGGATTTAGGGTAGGTTTACCTTCTTCTATACAACTTTTCATATTATTTAATTCTTGAAAAGCTTTTGTTGCTTCTTTATTACATTGTGGATTTTTATCTGGATGTAACTTTAATGATTGTTTTCTATATTGTTTCTTTCTTTCTTCCCAATTACCTTCACATTCTTTTGCAACCAATTTCGAACAATCTGCTGATGGTTCAACAATAGGTGATTCAGGAATATTATCTGGTTTTTTAGCTGGTATAATGGGTAAATCAGGATCTTCTGGATCTTCGGGATCTTTGGGATCTTTGGGATCTTTGGGATCTTTGGGATCTTTGGGATCTTTGGGATCTTTGGGATCTTTGGGATCTTTGGGATCTTTGGGATCTTTGGGATCTTTGGGATCTTCGGCTGGTGTTATTGATTGTTGCATTATATTGATTTTATATACGGTAGAATTCCATATTTCAAAAAGTTTTTCATCTTCAACTGTTATATTTAACATTTTATAATATTTTTCTTCATATTCTATTGGTATATTTTTATATGCATCACTTGCAAAAAATGTAGTTAATGATTCAGATGACATTTCAACATATCTCTTAGTTTCATAATAATACATACATGTTACTAATCTTTTTAGTATTTCTTGTACTGTAGGAACATCAAACATTTTTGTTTTTTCATATATATTATATCTTGATTCACTTACTTCTCCTGTACATATTTTCTTAATTGTAATTAAAATGTCTATTTCATTACATTTGTATACACCACCATATTGTGTACTTGTTGGTGCAAAACTATTTTTACTTGTTGTCGCTCTTCTTGTTGTTGATGTTGTTGATATTGAAACATTTTTATTTTTAGATAATTGATCTAATAAATCTTTATTTATTTTTTTAAGTTGATTTAATTCTGTAGCATGTCTTGCTTCTAATTGAGTAATTGTATTTTTATTAGCAACTTGCATATCATTTAATCTTTTATTTAAATTTGCAATTTCTGATTTATATCTTCTTTCTAATTCTGTATGTGTAGATAATGCTTTTGATTGTAAATCAGCTATCTTTTTATTTAAATTATTAATTTCAACTGCATGTTTTTTAGATAAGTCTGCATTTATATTTGCATTGCTTTCTTTATTTTTAATTGTTGATTGTAATTCTTTAATATTTTTCTGTAATGCCGCTACTTCATTTGCATGTTTTTTATCTAAATCAGTTTTTAATGTTTGGCTTTTTTGTAAATTTGCAATTTTCATATTAAAATTTGATGTTTCTAATACAAGTTTTCTTTTACTTTCATTTAATTCTTCTTGTAATTTCTTTATTGTTGCTTCTGAATTCTTACAACTGGATTGTGTTTTTTGTAATTCTAGTAGTTTTTTATTCAACATAGCTTTTTCAACAACGTGTTTAGCACTTGCTCCTTTTAATTCAGATTCTAATTTTTTGACTGTTGCTTCTGAATTTTTGCTACCAGATTCTGCTTTTTGTAATTCAGCTAGTTTTTTATTCAACATTGCTTTTTCAACAAGATGTTTAGCATTTGCTGCTTTTAATTCAGATTCTAATTTCTTAACAATTGCTTCAGTATTTTTACTAGCAGATTCTGTTAATTTTTTATTTAAGTTTGCTATTTCAGTAGCATGTTTAGCAGTTGCTCCTTTTAATTCTGCTTCTAATTTTTTAACAGTTGCTTCTGCATTCTTACTACCAGATTCTGTCTTTTGTAATTCTGTTAGTTTTTTATTCAACATAGCTTTTTCAATAACATGTTTGGCATTTGCTTCTTTTAATTCAGATTGTAATTTCTTAACAGCTGCTTCCGCATTTTTACTACCAGATTCAGCCTTTTGTATGTCAGCTAGTTTTTTATTTAATATAGTTTTTTCAATAGCATGTTTAGCATTAGCTTCTTTTAATTCAGCTAGTTTTTTATTTAAGTTAGCTGTTTCAGTAACATGAGCAGCTTTTGCTAATGCTTCTGATTTGCCTAATTTTGCTTTAAGATCTACTATTTCTTTCTCTAATACTTTAGAATCTTTTGAATTTTTACCTGCTTCTGTTAATTGTTTAATCTTATTATTTAATTCTTTAATTGTATCAGCATCTTTATTGTATTTATTTTTTAAATCAGCTAATTCTTTTGCATGAGCTGCTTTTAGATCTGCTACTGCTTTTCCAGATGCATCTGATTTAGCTAGTTTTGCTTTTAGATCTACTATTTCTTTTTCTAATACTTTAGGATCTTTTGAATTTTTATTTGTTTCTGTTAATTCTTTAATCTTTTTCTCATATTTATTTTTTAATTCAATTGATATTTTTTGCGATGCTGTTAAATTTTTTACTGTTTCAACTTCTTTATTATATTTTGCTTGTAGTTCTGCTATTTGTTTTGCATGAGCTGCTTTTATATCTGCTGCTCCTTTTCCTGATGATGCTTCAGATTTACCTAATCTCGCTTTTAATTCTGTTATTTCTTTATTGTATTTAGCTTGTAAATCTGCTACTTGTTTGGCATGAGCTGCTTTTATATCTGCTGCTCCTTTTCCTGATGATGCTTCAGATTTACCTAATCTCGCTTTTAGTTCTGTTATTTCTTTATTATATTTAGCTTGTAAATCCGCTACTTGTTTAGTATGAGCTGCTTTTATATCTGCTGCTCCTTTTCCTGATGATGCTTCAGATTTACCTAATCTCGCTTTTAGTTCTGTTATTTCTTTATTATATTTAGCTTGTAAATCCGCTACTTGTTTAGTATGAGCT